GAATTCTTCGCAGGGGTTAATGGGTCCGAGGATATAGAGATGACAACTGGCTCTTGGACTGTTGGCAGTCAAGTCGGCATGGATTTCTATGCTGACAAAACTTGGAACGGGGCTGACCTACCCCCGGGTTGGCGTCGAGCCAATCCAGGTAAGCAACCCCCTCCGCATGCCTATTCTATGACATGCAGCCGTCAGACAATGAGCAAGTCTCAAATCTATTGGTCTGTGAATCCGACGGTGTGGCTCGGCGATGTGTATTGCTATACTTCTAGCTCTACACTCGTTCCGGGTTTCACGCTGCCGGCGAACTTAGACTTGACAGCCCTCGGAAAACTCTCTGAGAAAATCCGAGGCCACAGCTTTAACTTGGCTGTGGCTGCTGCCGAGTTACCCGAGGCCATCGACATGCTTAGAAACACGTCGACGGCTGTTCTTCGTGCTGCCCGTGCTACCGTTCGCGGCGATTGGGGCTCCGTTGTACGGAACCTCTCTCGCTCGCTCGGTCAGACAAAGCAGGCTCAGAAGAACTGGGACAAAGCATTGTCCCGTGGCGATTTGTCCGCGGCGTGGCTTGCGCTACGCTACGGATGGGAGCCTCTCGTAAACGACGCGTTCGAGGCCGCTAAGGCTGTCGAACGTATGACGTCGTTCGCGCGAACCCTCACATTCCGTGCTTATGCTAACGGGATGTCGGGCTCGTACGAGTATCTCACGATCTCCAATGGTGTCCTGAAAATCGAGGACAAACATCGGGTCTCGTATATCGTCACTCTCGGGGAGGTGCCGTCCACTGCGCGCTCGCTTGGTCTTATGGACCCGGCGAGCGTGTTATGGGAGAAGCTGCCTTATTCATTCGTCGCTGATTGGTTTATACCAATTGGCAACTACTTGAGTGAAGCATCCTTCTTCAACGGTTTAAACACCTCGTATGTGAAGTCAGTATTCTCGCGTCGCACTATAGGTATCTCTAAACGAGCTACTTATACGGGCGCTGCGGGTTACCCCGGTGTCCCTAAAGGCGGTAATTACGCCTCGACGGGTGTCCGCTTCACACGTTCGATTGGTTCAGCGATCGACGTCCCTAGTCCGAGCCTTAAGGCTTGGGCGAAGGCGTTTTCACTGGGCCACTTACAAAACGCTGCTGCGCTGATTTCTCAGCAGATTGCGCTCACCTCGGGCGCGATCGCAGCGCACAGACACAAATAATCCTCGTTTTTCCTTTCGGAGTAAAATATGTCGGCTCAAGCCAACATCGTCGCCTTTGATGGCGCTGCCACACCTGCTACCCATACCTTCGTTCCGATCGCTGCTCTCGCAGACCCGAAGTCTGGTGATCTCACCGCCGCATGGCGGGAGTCCCTGGCCTCCGTGCCTGCTTATGCGCAGATCTCCGTCAAAACGACGGAGCGGAAGCTGAAGTCTGGGGTGTATCGTGTTGCTCTTATCGTCGAAGTCCCCGTTATGGAGGCTGTCGGCGCGCAGAATGCTGCCGGTTATACCGCTGCGCCGAAGGTTGCATACATCAACACTATGCAATTCGTCGGCTTCTTCCACGAGCGCTCAACTATTGCTGAGCGCCGGTTGGCACGTCAGCTCGCGATTAACATCGCGGGTAGCGTGTCGACCTCCGTCGCCCCCGTTGCTACTGGGGTCGTGCCGGAACTTGTGGACCAGTTGATCACTGCCTCGTAATGTGGCAGGATCCCATCCGATCCTTAATGGTCGTGTTCGTGTTGCTGGCTATTATAGCTAGCGTCACGTACACGACCGTTCGGATCATTGATCTCCCGAAAGGAGTCATAGATGAAAAGCTGGACAGAGGATTTACCGCTGCCACGCACGCTGGCCCTCTTAAAGAGGCTTGCACGGGTTCACGCTGCCCACGCGGGACCGTTTGGTCCCGAGATTCAGACGCTGATCAGTAATAGCGACTGGGTCGGGCTCGTGAACTATGAACTTGACTACGACCGTCCCGACGCGGATCCCCTCCATTATATGGAGGCCCGCCAAGCTCTTGGTTTTTTCCAGAAGCTTGAGCACCTAGACATAGGTGCTGACAAAGAGGCCGTCGCTTACGAAAAGTTCATTCAGGCCGAACTCTCATGTGGCGAGATTAACCACATGTTTAGGATGATGCGCGCGGGTCTATTTACCCCAGACCCGGGCGCCTGGCGAACCATAACGGTCGCCAAGCGAAAAATCGCACGCATCTTAGGCAAGTGCCCCACCATTGGGGATCTCACCCTTAAGTTCGGTCCTGGTGCTTCGACGTCTATAAAAAGACGTGACTCGCATCCGTCTGTCAAGATGGGTGCGGGTTTTCAGTGTAGTATCGATCTCTATAGCAGTGGACGCCTCCCCGAGTTGTTGCGGGAACTCCCCCATTGGCTACTTGCCTTTGAAAGGGATCCGCACGTCACGGAGGATGGCTTCGAAGCTGTTTTTGTCGACGTGGATTTGCATCCAGGCCGTCTAGAGTTCGTCCCCAAAAATGCCAAAACGTATCGTTCGATCGTCGTAGAGCCAACCCTCAACGGCCTATTGCAGGCCGGTATTGGGAAAGCCATGACTTCGAGATTACGCCGTTCTGGCATAGATATCAGCGATCAGTCGCGTAACGCGGCTTTGGCACGCCTCGGAAGCCTCCTTGGAGACTCCCCTGACGGTGTCGCGACCGTTGATCTCAGTAGTGCAAGCGATACGATCGGTACTGAGTTGGTGAGATTCCTCTTACCACCAGACTGGTTCGACCTTCTTGCGTGTGCTCGCACCTCCACGATTTCGTATCGTGGGGTGGAGATGGGCCAGCAGAAATTCTCGTCAATGGGGAATGGTTTTACATTTCCTCTAGAGACGTTGATTTTCTGGTCCCTGGCTTATTCCTCATGTGTCGTCACGTGCGACGCCGGCTTCGAAGAGAAGCTTGGTGTGTATGGTGACGATATCGCTATACCTGTGGCAGGGTTTAGCGAACTACGGCGTGCGCTCGGGTTTTGCGGTTTTACCCTTAATATGGGTAAATCGTTCTCCCGAGGGCCGTTCCGTGAGTCATGCGGACACGACTACTATAAGGGTATTGATATACGACCGTATTACCAGAAAGATCTGGTATCCGTTCGTACCCTGTATTCCCTCCACAACTTTTTTCGTCGCCTTTATGGGGCGGAGAATGAGTATAGCGAGAGTGTGCGGTCATTCATACCGCGGCACCTTCGCATATACGGGCCCGACGGCTACGGTGATGGACATCTCGTCTCTGACGAGTGGCCCTCTCTCCGTAAGCGTAAGTTCCGTGAAAGGGGATACGGCGGGAGCTGCTTTGACACATTCACGTTGGGACCGCGTCGTGAAATAACGCGGTATCCCGGTGACTGGGTCACGCCACTGTACTCCATATATGCCGACGAGGGGTCCCCGGTTTACGGGGACCTCCGCGAACGTGCACGTGTGGAGTTCTCGAAGGACGGCAGGCCAATCTGGCCGCGCCCTGGGAGCAATGGCTATAAGCGTATATCAATCTACACTTTCAGCTAGGCTATTGAAAACCTAGCAGTAATAGGAG